TTGCGCCTGTTGGCGCGACAGCTCGCGCACACGGTCGCGGTTGGCGGTGATAGCGCGAGTGGTTTGCTTGGTGGCGTTGTTGAGCGTTCGCCAGCTGCTGACATCCGACTGCTGACGCTCCAGCTGTTTGAGCTGCTCGCGGGTGGCTTTGAGTTGTTGGCCGAGGCCTACGCTGCCCTTGGTGATGGCGCGGATTGGCTTGGTGGCCCGGTCCAGCGCCTGCAGCACTACCTCAAGTTTCAGCTTTTGCGCCATGCACCTGGTTCCATTGCTTGATTGCGCGAGTGCGCCAGTCCATCAGCTCTGGCAGGCCGAGGCGGTCCATCTCGCTCGGCCCCCAGTGATACACCAGGGCGATATCGCCCATGGCGTCCTCTACGCTTCGAGGGAGTTCTGTTTCATTTTCTTGGTCAACAAAAAACTGGCCACGGCGACCCCGCATTGCATGAGGTCTGCGGGGTCCAGGTTGCCGACCTCTACATCGGTGAGGCTGGGGCTGCTGATGCGTGGCAGTACTTTGCGCAAGGCGAGTACGTCCATCTGGGCGAGATCCATGAGGCTGACGCCGCGCAGCTCGCCGGAAACGGGCTTGCGTAGGGTGACGCTGTCGATATCGGTATTACCGCGCTTGATGGGGGCGTCCAGCTCGATGAGCGTGGTGTTGTCGTCGGCCTGGGTGGTGTTTGTTGCGGCTTTCTCTTCCGGTTTGGCTTTTTCTTGGGTATCCATGGTGCGTTCCTTTTTTTGTGGCTGAGCGGGTGGTTACAGGCCTACGGCTTTGCGCTGCGCTTCGAGGATGTCTACGCCGTCGACGATCTCGATCATGTTGAGGATGTCGATCTCGACCAGGACTTCGCCGTCTACGGTCAGCTTGTAGTAGGTGCAGGTGGTGGTGATTTCGTGCTCGGTGTCGGCACCGGGCTCGCTGTCACCAAAGTTGATTTCTTCATGGCGGCCACGCATGACCACCTCGACGGCGCTCACGTCGCCGGTGTCGTCACGCTGTACGGCCCCAGCAAAGCGCAGGGCTACGGCGCTGGCACTGGTGGCACCCCATTGGCGGATCGCGAGCAGGTCATACCCGCCGAGCTTCCAGTTTACGGTGATGCCGTCGTCTGACAGGCCCATGTCGACTTTGACCGAGCCATTCATGCCGCCGCCCCGGTAGCCTTCCATCTTGCGGCTGAGTGGCGGCAGGGTGACGCTTTTGGCTACGCCCTGGTAGCTCTGCCCGTCGTTGAATAGGTTCATGTTTTTGAGTTTGCGCGGCATTGCCATGGCGGTGCTCTCCGTGAGTGTTGGCCAGCGGCCCCGGTGCTACCGGGGCGAGTGGATCAGGCGGTGATGCGGCTGGCGAAGTCGGCCAGGTAGCGGTCGGTGATGCGCTGGCGCAGGGTGAGATCCTCCAGCGGCGGCACGGGGGTGTAGTCGTAATCGATAAAGAGTTGGCCGTTCTTGAGCGTGTTGGCGCTGTTGGCGGCTTCGTCGTACCAGGCGTTGGCGTCGATGATGTAACCGCCGGCTTTCATCTCGCGGAACTTGGCGTTGATGCCCTCCAAAATGTCGCGGATAAGGCTGGGGTGCATGGGCTTGTCGACCGCCCACATGTGCGCCTCGGCGATGGTGTCTGCCAGTACTTGGGCGGTGCGGGTGGCGGACTCAAACGCGAACAGGGGATCATCACTGCAGGTGCGTGAGCCCCAGAAGCGGAAGCCATCGGCGCGCACCAGGGTGGTGATGTCTGCGGCGTTGAGGTAGCCGGCGTCGGTGGCGGGGTTTTGCAGATCCCAGTAGACATCACGGCTGATGCCGGTTACGCCGTTGACGCCGACGTTGGAGAGGGTTTTGTGCCAGCCGGTTTGCTGATCGATCTTGGCGCGCAGGCCGAGGGCGCGGGCGACGGCTGAGGCTTCTGCGCTCTCATTGGCTACGGTGCTCCAGCTGAGGAAGTCTGGCCAGATGAGCATAAGCTCGCGGGCACTGAAGTTTTCGCGGTAGGCGAGGGCTTCTTCTTTGGTGGCGCAATCCCAGCAGCTGGCATAGGCCATGGCGCGCAGCTGCTGCGCAATGCTGGCCAGCTCGGTGGCGACGGGCAACGAATCCAGCCCTGGCACGCCGATAATGCGCGGTGTAACACCCAGCTGCGCTTTGGCGGCCAGCAGCGCTTTGAGTCCGGTGAACTGACCACCTGCGGTGACGCTGCCGATGATGTTGCTGGTGGTTTCTGCCTCGTCTGCGCCTTCTGCTACGCGCACTACGACGGTGAAGGGGCTGGCGTTATCGGCTATGGCGTCCAGGCTTTTGGCGAGGGTGCCTTGAGTACCGGCTTTGCCTGATGCGGTGAGCACGTCGGTTAGCAGTACGGGCTTATTCAGCGGAAAGGCGGCGACGTCTGCATCTTCTGCCGTGCAGACCATACCGACGACGGCGGTGCTGATAGTGCGGATGGGGCGCGTGCCCTCGTTGAGCTCTACGACGTGCACGCCGTGATGATATTCGCCAGCCATGGGTTGCTCCTGCAGTGCGTTGACCTGTGAGCCTTGAGGTTGACGCGCGTGCGAGAGAGTGGCCAGCGGGTGGCGGTGGTGCGGGGGGCGTTACACGGGGAATAGGCCGTACCCCCGCCGAGACGGGGGGCTGATTCGACCCAGCGGGGCGGATGCTACACGCGAGCAGGCACCTGCGCCACATTACGTGCGTGAGGGGGGGATGTCAGATGTTGTTGCCGATGCCGGCGACAGCAGCCTCTATTGCGGTGATGGCTTCGGCTGCGATGTTCTCGGCTAGCTCGGCGTTGCCTTCGGACATTGCTGCGCGAATGAGCTCCTTGGCCTCTAGGCGCAAGGTGCGCAGCTGCACTATCGCGCCGTCGTATTGCGCGGCCTCGCGCAGGATGTCTTCAGCTGCCTGCTGGGTTGTGCGGCCGCTGATGGCCCAGGCGGCGACCATCGGCGGAACGTCGCCTTGGTAACCTGCATCGGCGAAGGATTGGGCCTCAGATGCTGCGCGCTCGTACTCCACCGCGCGCAGCGGGTCGCCGACTACGGCGGCGCGTGCTGCATCGGCTGCGGTGTCGATTCTGGCGCAGAGAGTAGCGGTTTGCTTAGTGGCTTGCTGTGCGAGTAACCCAGCATCCTCCAGCCAAGTTGTGCCATTCCACTGGTGATGTTTAGAGGGCGGTGCGGCAATGAAGCCGGTACCGACCAAGAACCATGATCGAGTGTCAATCGCTTGGTCGCCAGATACGTCTATGTAGTGCGGGTCGTTAAGAGGTGCTGCTGATTCAATAATCGCAGATACTTGCTGCGGCACAGCTTGCCCTATATCAATTTTTGCGTACCGCATGATTAACCTCCAACCCGGTAGATTTCCAAACAACTGATTTGGCCACTCTCGTTCGCGGTTCCGTGGTCATCCGCATTTACATATACAGTGCCTGTACTCGATGTTTTTTGAATTGTTACAGAGAGCGAAATCGTGCCGCTTAGCTCTCCCGACCACACCAGTAAAAAAGGTTGACCGGCATAGCTTGAGGCGATATTCCACGTTTGACAGTCCAGCACCGTAGCACCGTTTTTTAACCGGGCAGCGACATAGGTTGGCCCCCCCATGCTAGTCGCATTGATGTTTGTGTTGAGCTTAACAATCAGTTGATAGAGGGAGCCGTCGGCCACGAATGTGTGGTTAAGCGGTGTATATGCGTTCTCTGCGACATTTGACCCACTCGTAGCCTCCTGAACTACCGCACTAGAAATTCTTGCGACGCGACGGTGCGCGGATGCCTTTAGTGTTTTAGGTGTTACGGCAACATTATCAAGCTCACCGGCATCTACCTCAGCTTGTGTTCCGATACGCAGCGTACCGCGCAACGCCTCAGTGGCTGCTGCCGCTGCCGAGCGCATTGCCTGAAAGACGCGCAACGCTGTCATGCGGCGGATGTTGTTGTTGCCTGTTTCAGCATCGGCCTGTGTAGCATTTAGCGCGGCGGTTAGCTCGAAACTGAGCGCCGTGGTGCCGAGCGTAATGGGTCCGTTGGTGGTGAGTTCCCATACGGTATCGGCCAGGGCGGCGCCGGCCTCGACGGTTACCAGCATGCTGGGTGTGGTCTCGGGGGTGGCGTCGGCGTCTTGAGTGCGCGCCCAGGCACCTGCGGCGGCGCTGTAAAGGCCGTTAGTTTTGGCGCTATTTTGATCCTTGACCAGTACGCGGTCGCCCGCGTTTAGCGCGCCTGCCCAATCGCCACCGCCTTGGGTGGCTAGGCCGCTGAGGCTGATATTGCCGGTGGTGGTGTAGAGCACGCTTTGTTTACTGTCACGGCTGTTCATTCCGGCGCTGATCAGCGCAGTTACTTCGGCTTCGGTGGTGTACTGCGGGTGCGGGTCGGCGGCGCTCTGGTGGGCCACCATGATGGCGTCGGTATAGGCACGCGTGGCTAACACCATGCTTGGGTCGATTTTGAGCTCCACGGCAGCAGTGCTGCTGACAATGAGCACCATGCGCAGCACTTGGGTACGGCCTGAGCCTTCGGTCAGTTGTGGTTTGTAGCTGGGCGGACAGTTGCTGACGGCGATCAGGTCGCCGGCGGCATCATAGAGCCCCATTTCGCGCAGCCAATAGCCGCCTTCGGTTTCCGGTATGACCAGCTCGGCGATGATTTGGCTGGCGTTTAGCGGGTCTACCTGCAGGGTGTTGAGATCGGCGCGGTAACGCTCGTTGAGCAGTGCAGTTTGGCTGCGGTTGGGCTTGGGCAGATCGCCGTTGCCATCGCCGACGGCCATGCGGCTGATTTGCAGTTGGGTGCCCAGGGCGGTGGCATTGGCGAACTTAGCCTCGCCCACGGTGGTCAGGATTGCAAAGTAGGTTTGGCTCATGGGTAGACGCTCATGGTGTCGATGGAATGTGTTGCGCCGCCGAACAGCAGCACTTGGTTGCTGACCTCGATAGGACCGGGGGCGTAGGGGTAAACGGTGAGGGTTTCGCCATCCATGGCGGCAGCGGCGAGGTGCAGGGTGCCGCGAGTTTCCAGGCTGATGGCCAAGCCCACAAGATGGCGGCTTAGGGGTTTGGCGTCGTCGATGAGCCAGGTTAGCTCCTGATACATTTCGTCGGTGATGCCTGTGTCGAGCACGCCGACTAGCAGCCGAAAGGTACCCGGAACGCCGGCTGGCACTTCCTCGAACCACTCGTAGACTTCGATCAGGTAGCCGAGGGGTTCCACTACGCGGCGTAGGGCACCGATGGTGCCCTTGTGGGCGTGGATGTAGTAGGCAGCGCGGATGGCAGCGCGTTTGGCGCTCTCTGGCCAAGCTTGGGACCAGCGGTCTACCGAAAATGCCCAAGCTAAATAGGGCAGCAGCTCGACGGGGCAGGTGTCTGGGTTCCATAGGGTGCGCAGGGGAACGGGCACGCGCTCAATTTGCGCCAGTGCCTGCGCTGCCAGACGCTCCAGCTTGGTGGCATTGTTGGGCAACAGGCGGGCGGTCATTGTTCGGCCACCATGACGCTGCAAGCGGTGCAGTAGGGCGCCTGCTCTATGCTGGCGACGATATCTGACCAGCCTATTAGCTCAACGCGCTTTACGCCCTCGATATGCAGGGCGGCATCCAAGGCTGAGCGGTTGACCTCAAGCCCGAGCCGCCGGCGCTTGGTTGTTAGCTCGATTAGCCTAGCCTCGGCAGCGGCGCGGATTGGCTCGGCTTCGGGGCCGACGGTATTCAGGTGCAGAACGGCGGTGACGCTGTACTCAATGACTTGGGCGCTCTGCACTGTCAGCCGGTCCGCAACCGGGCGGCGGTCATCGTCGTTAAGGTAGGCGGCAACAACGTTGAGCAGCTCTTGGCTTGCGGTGCCGTCGCCGAGGGCGCTCTGCACTGTTACCACCACTTCTGCAGGCGCTGGACTGTTAGCAGTGGCATCAGCCACTCGGCCATCAGCACTGCGTGCGTGGAAGATGTAGGCGTTTCGAGGTCCGGCGGTGCTGAGGCCCTCAAATGCCATCTGTGCACGCTCGCGCAGGCTTTCGTCGCTCTCCTTCACGGCGGATAAAGGAGGCACTGCGTGAGGCTCCCCCTCAATGATGGTTAACCTTTCGACATTGAATCGCGCGGTGATCTGTTCCAGGTCGCTCTTGTTGGCGAACGCCAGCATTACTGCATGGGCAGATTCGTTGATGCGCTGACGCCAGATGAGCTCTCTGTACGCATTTTCCTGTAGTAGCTTGGTCAGCGGTTCTGATTCGAGCTGCAGCGTCGCTGCAATTTCGGCCTGCTGATCAATGGGATACAGACTGACAAAGTAGGCTTTTCTCTCTGCGAGTATTACTTCGTAATCCACGCTTTCCACCACGTTGGGCGGTGGTAGTCGAGATAGATCAATAGCAGTAAAAACGTTCATGCTGCGGCCCCTAGCTGCAACGGTACCTGCAGCACTGTTTGCTCACCGGACTCGATGTTTTCACCCTCAAGCGTGAGCGTGCTTTTGCCTGCGGAGGTGTGCTCGATGCTGACGCGGCTTAGCCTGATGCGCGGCTCCCAGCGCATGAGCGCTGAGGTGATGGCGCTATACAGCCGCACGGTGGTGGCGTCGTTTTGCGGCTGATCGATCAGGCTGGGCAGCAGGCTGCCGTAGTCGCGGCGCATGACGCGGGTGCCAATGGGTGTGGTGAGAATGTCGGCAATGGATTGGCGCAGGTGATCCAGGCCGCTGATGGATTTGCCTGATGTGCTCATGCCTTTCATTGCGGACCACCTGTTGGGCCTGGGGCTGAGCTACCGCCTGTGATGGGGTGTGTGTGGGTGTTGCCAATATTGACGCCGCCGTGAGCTACGCGTGTGCCGTTGAAGAAGATACCGGCCTCATTGATCACTACTGAACTGCCGTTGCTTAACAGGGTGATGGCGGTGCGGTCTGCGCTGATCTCCGTTGGGCCGTTCACAAAGCGCGTGCGGTGCTCGCCCTGGTCATAGCCAAACCAGGTGCCATCGGCAAAGTGGTTGCTGTGCATATTGGGATTGGCGTTGGGGCTGGGGAAAGCATCAGAGTTGAGGCCAATCAGCACAAAGCCTGCGCCCAGCTCGCCGCTGGGGCTGAATACGGCGGCTTGCTCGTTGAGGGTTGGGTGGTCTGAGTCGCGGCGGGATCCGGCACGGCGCACAAAGTACGGCAACCAATCGGTGAGCAGCTCGCCGGATTTAACGCGGCAACGGACCTTG